AAATGGGATGCTTATATTACAAGAACCTCTGATAGCGAAAGAGTAAGAGTTGATTTTGGAAGAGCAAAGTTAGTAGAAAACCTTGCTACATCTACAGCTGATTTAAGAAGTCATGCAAAAAAAGTACTAGATGCTATTGAGGCTGTTATTGAAAATAGAGCTTCCATGGATCAATCTTCAATGTCAATAGCAGGAAGATCTTTATCTAGAATGACTATAGATGAGTTATTAGAATTTAGAGATAGGTATAATGCAGAGTATCTAAGAGAGGTTAAAAGAGATAGAGTTAGAAATAAAAAACCTTCAGGAAACGAAATACTTGTAAGTTTTGGAACAAAAACTTATTACGATAACATAACAGATTTAAAATAATATGGCATGGTATAACAATCTTTTTAATAGAAGTCCAAAGAAATCACAATCACTAAAAAGGAGAGGATATACTGCTGCAAGTGGAGGCAGATTATTTTCTGACTTTTACACAACATCCACATCTGCAGATGCAGAAATAAAAAACAATTTAAGAATATTAAGAGATAGGGCTAGAGACTTAGCTAGAAACGATCCATATGTTAATAGATATTTAAACTTAATGATTTCTAATGTTGTTGGACACCATGGAATTAAAATTAGTTCAAAAGCAAGAAATGACGACGGTTCTTTAGATATGCTTGCTAATCAAAAAATTGAATTAGCATTTAAGCAATGGTCACAAAAAGGAAACTGTACTTTAAATGGTAGGTTTTCATTTTTAGATTGCCAAAAAATGTTTATTGAAGCTTTAGCTAGAGATGGTGAGGTTTTAGTAAGGCATATTAAAACAAACTCAAATCCTTTTGGTTATGCTTTACAGTTTTTAGAAGCAGATCATTTAGATGAAAAATTAAACGATACAAATCCTAAGACTGGTAACAAAATTAAAATGGGAATCGAGTATGATAAAAATGATAAAGCTATTGCTTATCATCTTTATAAAGAACATCCTTATGATCAAGCTTATTATAACGAAAATAAATATATAAGAATTCCTGCTAGCGAAATTATACACGCATATATACCAACAAGGCCAGAACAAAGAAGAGGAGTTACTATGATAGCTCCTGCTATGCCTAATTTGAAAATGCTTAATGGTTATTTAGAAGCAGAGATTGTTGCAGCTCGAGTGTCAGCATCCAAAATGGGCTTTTTTACATCGCCAGATGGAGATGGTTATGTTGGTGAAGATTATATGAATGAATTCTCTCCTATAATGAATGCAAGTGCAGGTACTTTCGAGCAGCTTCCTGCTGGAATGGATTTTAAGGCTTTTGATCCAAATCATCCAAACTCTGCATTCGAAAACTTTACAACACAAGTTTTAAGAAGTATTGCATCTGGTTTAAATATTTCTTACCATGCTTTAACAAATGATTTAACAAGTATTAATTACAGTTCAATAAGACATGGTGCATTAGAAGATAGAGCAATGTTTCAAATATACCAACAATTTGTAATAGAGCATTTTATGAAACCTATCTTTCATAAGTGGTTTGATATGTCTATTGCAAGTGGTATGATAAGTTTGCCTATTAGTAAGTTTGATAAATTTTATAATTCTATAACATTTATACCTAGATCTTGGTCTTGGATTGATCCACTTAAAGAGCAACAAGCTAATGTAGCGGGTTTAAGTGCAGGTATAACAACATATGCAGATATATCAGCAGCATATGGTAGAGATCCAGAAGAGTTATTTGAACAACATGAAAGAGAGTCAAAACTTGCTGAGCAATACGGTATTAAAACTGCATTCCAACCATTTGGTTCAAAATTACCTGTAGAAGCTACTATAAGTGGCGGTCAAAACGAAGAAGAAGATGGCTAGACCAAATGCAGGTATGAAGTCAGAAGCTCAAAAGGGCTTAGACTGGCGTGAAGAATTTGGCAGAGGTGGTACTAGAGTTGGTGCCGTAAGAGCAAGGCAAATAGTGGCTGGTGAAAATCTTTCAGATGAAACTATTAAAAGAATGTTTAGTTTTTTTTCTAGACATGAAGTTGATAAAAAAGCCGAAGGTTTTAGTCCTGGTGAAAAAGGTTATCCTTCTAATGGAAGAATAGCTTGGGCATTATGGGGCGGAGACGCAGGATATAGTTGGTCAAGAAAATTGGTAAATAAAATGAAAAATGAAGAAGATAGAGCGGCGCCTAACGCATTAAGTGTAGGAGATTTTGTAAGCTGGGATAATCCGGGTGGAAGAGCTAAAGGTAAAATTACAAAAGTAGCAAGAGATGGAAAAATTAATGTACCAGGTACAGATTTCTCTATTACAGGTACTCCAGATGATCCTGCTGCATTAATAAGAGTTTATAGAAGTGGTGAACCTACTGATACACAAGTTGGTCATAAGTTTAGTACTCTAAACAAAATTAGCCCAATAAGGGGTTTAAACGATTTCAATTCAAATGAATTGGAAGTACATCCAGTAGAAAATACTGAGGAGAAAACTATGTTAAAAGAAGATAGACATATCCTTAGCGTTTCTGAAACCGATAGCTCTGTAGTTATTGAGTTTGAAAAACATGAGGATGTAAATCAAGAAGATGATGAAGAAAGATTAATTGATACTGAAATAGAGTATCGAACTTATGATTTTAGAAAAGGTCTAATTGATGAGGAAGAAAGAAGGGTTCGTATAGGAGTGTCCTCCGAAGAGCCAGTTGAGAGAAATTTCGGGATGGAAATTTTGTCTCACAATGCTGAAGATATAGATATGGAATTTATGTCTTCAGGTAGAGCACCATTATTGCTTGATCATGATATGACTAAGCAGATTGGTGTTGTTGAAGAATATAAACTTGATGAGACAGCAAAAAGGACAGTTGCTGTAGTTAGATTTGGTAGATCTGACCTAGCTCGTGAAGTTTTTCAGGATGTAGCCGACGGAATCAAACAAAATATTTCTGTTGGTTATAGAGTAAATAAACTGAACAAAGACAAAGACAAAGATGGCTATTATAGAGCTAGTTGGACTCCAATGGAAGCAAGCATAGTATCTATACCAGCTGATCAATCTAAAGTTGTTGGAGTTGGACGTTCAAAATCATTTAAGGAAATAAAAATGAGCGAAGTAAAAAACGAAGTTAATCAAGAGATTAACGTTGAAGAAGTTAGAGCTCAATCTGTTGCAGAAGCAAAAGCAGAATTTAAAAGAAACTCAAAAGAGATTTTAGATTTAGCTGCAAGACACAACAGAAGAGATCTAGCAGATAAAGCTATTTCCGAAGGTAATTCTGTTGAAGAATTTAGAGGCATTTTGTTGGAAAATATTTCTAACGATCAGCCTTTAGAGACTCCTGAAATTGGAATGACTCCTAAGGAAGTAAAAAGATTTAGTTTGGTAAAAGCTATTAATGCATTAGCTAATCCAACTGATCGTAGAGCGCAAGAAGAAGCCGCATTCGAATTCGAATGTTCAGCTGAGGCTGCTAAAAGATATGGCACAACATCACAAGGTGTTATGCTTCCACCAGAAGTTCTAGGAAACTGGAAACGTGATATTAACACTTCAGATGATTCAGCTTTAATCGCTGAAGACTTCAGAGGTCAAGATTTCATTGACGTTCTTAGAAATGAATCATCAGTCATGAGAGCTGGCGCGACTATGCTACAAGGACTTAAAGGCGATGTTGTCATACCTAAGAAAACTGGTACTTCAAGCCCAGGATGGATTGCAACTGAAGGCGGAGATTCTGCTGAAAGTGAATTCACAGTAGGTCAAGTTACTATGAGCCCTAAAACTGTTGGTGCTCATACAGAAGCTTCAAGACTTATGCTTATGCAATCATCATTAGATGTTGAAAATCTAATTAGAGATGATTTAACAAGATCAATAGCAACATCTATTGACCTTGGTGCATTAGCTGGTTCAGGATCTTCAGGCCAACCAACTGGTATTGCCAACACATCTGGTATTAACACAACAACTTTTGCTGCAGCTGTCCCAACATGGGCTGAGCTTGTAGCTATGGAATCTGCAGTAGCAAATGATAATGCGCTACTTGGTTCTTTAAGTTATATTATGAGACCAGCTGATTATGGCAACTTAAAAACTGTTGAAAAAGCTACTAACACAGCTCAATTTATTGTTGAGCCAGGTGGTAATGTCAACGGATATAATGTTGTTAAATCAAATCAAGTTACTGCCGGTGATTACTACTTCGGTAACTTTGCAGACCTATTAATAGGTATGTATGGTGGTTTGGACATCTTAGTTGATCCTTACTCAAACTCAAAATCAGGAACAATTAGAATTGTTGCTTTACAAACTGTTGATTGTGCGGTTCGCCACGCGGTTAGCTTCTGTAAATCATCAGACTAAGTAACTGATGCTAAGTTGGAATGGGGGCAGTAATGCCCCCATACTTAAAAAAATGAAATATTTAATATTAGTAGATACCGTAGCAAACGGTAAAAAAGTGCATGCTGGTGATATTGTTGAATTAAATCAACAAGAAGGTAATATTTTAATTAGCTACAATAAGGCTAGTGTACACATTGAAAAAAAATCTGAAAAAAAAGATAGAAGCGTAGGGTTAGAAAAATCCGAAGCTCCAAAGGTTAGCAAAAGAACCGCTAAAAAATAATGGCGTTAGAGTCCCAGGCAGATTTTAATGCATATGTTTCTACCTCGGGGCACGGAGTTACGGGTACTTTTTTTGAAGTACAACAGTCTTTATGGGATGATAGATTAGGTCTTATAGATACCTGGTATGATATTGATTCAGGTAATGCTGAAAATATAAAATTTATATTAGATCAAGCATATTTTGGTATACCTGGTGGGTCTGTTGATATTAACGCATATCAACCTGTAGCATATATCAAATCTACAGATGCTCCTTATATTTCACACGCAGATAGATTAATAGTTAATCCAATAACAACAAAACTTGGAAAAGTTATCGCTCCAGAAACAAGTTATAAAATTATAAATGTTCAAAAAGATAATGTAGGTTTTGTTACTTTATTATTAGAAGAAGAATGAGTGATTGGAATATAGAATTTGACGAAGATTTTGCTGGTTATTTTGATAGTGATTTTGGCCATGCAATCACAGCAACATATACACCCTCTGGTGGAACATCAAAAACAATTAAAGTCATAAGAGATGAAGAATATAATGATATTATTGACGGAGAAGTCAGTATAGAATCATATACACCTATTGCTTTGGTTTATTTTGATGATGTACAAAATGTTGCAACAGAAGATGATTTAGTTGTTAATGCTTATAAAGATCTAGATGGAAATGTATTAAAGGCTCAAACAAGTTATAAAATAGTAAATATAGAAAATGATAGAACAGGAATCATAAAACTTATATTAGAAGAACAATAATGGCAAATCATATTAGACAACAGATACGCGAAAAAGTTGGTACAACGCTTACTGGTTTAACTACCACATCTTCTAATGTATTTCAATCTAGGGTTTATCCTTTAGAAAATGCTAACTTGCCAGCAATTATAATTTACACAAAATCAGAAGATTCTGAGCCTGTTGTAATTGGTACAAACAGACTTATGAATAGAGAATTAACATTGGCCGTTGAGGCATATGTAAAGAGTGTATCTAATAGTGATGATACTATAGATACTATAACCAAGGAAGTAGAATCTGCTTTAGCTGCTGATACAACGTTAGATGGTTTAGCTAAAGATACGTATTTAGAATCTACTGAAGTAACTTACACAGGAGAAGGTGAAAAACCAATTGCTGTATGTACAATGAATTTTATAATTGAATATTGTACCGCTCAATCAAATCCTGATGTAGCAGCATAGGAGATAATTATGAAAATGATTAGTCCAGATGGAAAAGTTTCTATAGACGCTCATCCTTCAAAGGTTGGGTCTTTATTGAATAAGGGTTGGAAAGAAGAAGCAGCCCAAGTAATTAAATCTTCTTCTAAAAAGTCGAAAGACGAGGTAATTGAAAATGGCGACTCATAAAGGAAGCGAAGGCACCGTTAAAGTCGGTTCTAATGCTATAGCTGAAATTAGATCATATTCAATAGAAGAAAGTGCTGACACAATTGAAGATACAAGTATGGGCGATAGCGCACGTACTTATAAGCCTTCTTTGACTCAGTTTTCAGGATCTATTGATGTATTTTGGGATGAAACAGATACAAGTGGTCAAGGAGCTTTAGATGTTGGTTCTGAAGTAACATTAAACTTTTATCCAGAAGGCGATACATCTGGCGATACTTATTATTCAGGTAGCGCTATAGTAACAGGTGTAACAAGGACTGGTTCGTTTGATGGTTTAGTAGAAGCATCTATTTCTGTTCAAGGGAACGGAGCATTAACTGAATCTACTGTTTAATGAAACCAATAGACAGAGCTAAAAATCATTTTGAGTCAAAAGACATAAAAGTGATTGAAGTGCCCGAATGGGCAGATGACGACGGTCAACCGTTAAAAATATTTGCTAAACCATTAACATTAGCAGAAACATCTAAACTTTATAAAATGAGTAAAGAAGATGATTTAACTATGATGGCTTATGTGTTAATTTATAAGGCATTAGATGAAAATGGTGACAAAATGTTTGAATTAAGTGACAAAATGTCACTTTTGCATAACGTTGATCGAGAAGTCTTAGTAAGGATAGCAACCGATATAATGGATTCTCCTTCTGTGGAGGATCAAAGAAAAAACTCCTAGAGGATAGTGAGCTCTTTGCTCAATATGCTTTAGCTGATCGACTTGGTAAAACCTTATCGGAATTACAAGAGATCACTATCCGCGAGTTTAATGGTTGGATGGCTTATTTAGAAGTTTTACAAGAGAAACATAATGGCAAAAAATAAATTAGATATAGTATTTCAAGGTATTGATAATACTAAAAAAGCCTTTAACTCTATAAGTAAAGGTCTTACAAAAGTAACAACAAAATCAACAGCGGCGGCTAAAAATGTTGGACGTATTGGTTTTGCTGCTACTGCTGCAGGGGCAGCAATAGGAGCTTTTGTTAAAGTCAATACTGATGCGGTAGATAGACTTGGTAAAACAGCTGATAAGTTAGGGATTAATGTAGAGTTATTACAACAAATGCGGTTTGCTGCTGAGCAAACTGGTATAGCTCAGAATACATTAGATATGGCTCTCCAAAGATTTATCAGGAGAGTTGGTGAAGCACAGAATGGAACTGGTGAAGCAAAAGCTGCTTTAGAAGAACTAGGTATACAGCTTAAAAATACAGATGGTTCATTTAGAAGTACTAAAGATGTTTTATTTGATGTTGCAGATGGAATACAAAATACGGAAGATGCATCAACAAGATTAAGACTAGCTTTTAAATTCTTTGATTCAGAAGGTGCTGCTTTAGTTAATACTTTAAAAGGTGGTTCAGAAGGTTTAGAAGGATTTTTTACAGAAGCAGAAGCGGCTGGTTTATTATTAGACAGTCAAACTGTTGATGCTTTTGAAAATTTTAAAGACACATCAAATGTTTTATTTAAACAAATAAGCACATTAACAAAATATATTGTTGCTGCTTTTTTACCAGTTTTACAAGGTCTTGTTGAAAGATTTTCTGCTTTATTAATATCTACATCAAAAGCTGTAGGTGGTTTTAAGGAACTAGGAAGAACTATTGCAGTAAACATGGTTAACGCATTTGAAAAAGTTGTTGTAGCAATGGCAACATTTAGCAACGCAACTTTAAATCTATTTAATGCTTTTGGTATTTTAGATGGTGCAATAGTAGATATTGATGCTCTTAAAGCAAAATTTGATGGAATTAGAGAGAGTGTAAGTACTATACCTGAACCATTAAAAGAAGTCAACGAAGAGATGAAAAAAACAGGAGAAAATGCAAAAAAACTTTCTCAACCAGTACAAGCTTTTGTAACTGAATTACAAGATACAGAAAAATCTTTGCAAAAGTTAACAGTAAGCTCTATGAAAAAGTTTGAAGATTCTATTGTAGATTCTTTAAAAGCAGGTAAACTAGAATTTAAACAATTTGCAGATTATGTTATAGAGCAGCTTTTAAGAATAGCTATTAAAAAAATGATAATTGCACCTATAACAGGAAGATTTGAAGGATTTTTAGAAGGATTAGGTTTTGAAGGTGGAGGATATACCGGTTCAGGAGCTAGAGCTGGTGGTGTAGATGGTAAGGGTGGATTCCCAGCTATACTACATCCAAATGAAACTGTTATAGATCACACAAAAGGTCAAGGCATGGGTGGCGCTACAGTCAACTTTAATATATCAACAGTTGATGCTGCTGGATTTGATCAGTTACTAGCATCAAGAAAAGGATTGATCACATCAATTATAAACAATGCCATGAACAATCAAGGCAAGATGGGGGTTGTATAAATGTCTGGTCAATTTCCAACAGACCCCAACTTTAGAACTTTAAATTTTAAAGATAATAGACCAACGCTTTTAAACCAGACTTTATCTGGTAAAAAACAAGTAAGACAAATAGGCTCACAATATTTTTCTTTTACAGTGGCAATGCCACCTTTACAGCAAGAAAAAGCACAAGAGATATTTGCATTTTTACAAAAGCAAAAAGGTTCTTTTGAGGACTTTACTATACAAGCACCATTAGACAATTTAGGTGCAAGCAAATCAGAAACAGATATAGTTGTTAATGGAGCTCATACTTCTGGTGATAACACTATAGCGATTGATGGCTTTTCACAAACAACTGGAGCATTAAAGGCTGGAGATTATATTAAGTTTGCCAATCATTCAAAGGTGTACATGGTGTCTGAAGATGCTAATGCATCAGGTGGAGCAGCAACAGTAACCATATCTCCAAATTTAGTAGCATCTCTTGCAGATAATGAAGCTGTTACTGTAAATAAACCTAGCTTTACTGTATATCTTGAAAACAATGAAATCATGTATTCAACTGATGCTAGTGGTTTTTACAGTATTTCATTTGATGTTAGAGAGGTTATTACCTAATGCCTAGAAGTCTATCTGCTGCTTTACAAACACAAGTATCATCCACAGCTACTAAAACAGCTTTTCTAGTTGAGTTAAATCTATCATCAATCATTAGGCTTACTGATTGGTATTCTGATGTAACTTACGATTCTAATAATTATGAGGCTGGTGGCTCTTTTCTTACAGTTGATTCAACAACCGAAACAGGTCAATTACAAGTTAATGAAATTAACTTAGGATTTTCTAATATTACAGATCAAGTAAGGTCATTGGTTCAAGATGGTGAGTTTACAGATAAAATAGTTGATGTTTATTTAGCTTACTTTAATTCAGATGAAACCATAATTGGTGCTATTAATTTTTTCACAGGTCAAATAAGAAATGTATCTATAAGTGAATCTCTAGATCAGTCAATTTTAAATATGACTGTGGCAAGTCATTGGGCAAATTGGAATCTAACTAAAGGCAGACACTTCTCAGACGAATCACAGCAGTCATTTAGCGCTGGTGATAGGGGTATGGAATTTGCTGGTCAGGTTAAAAAAGATGTCAGGTGGGGGTCTTAAGTGGTCTGGGATAAAGTAGTCAAATTTTTTACTGATGTTTATGCTGCTTACGAAGCAAGCAAAACTCTTCAAGCTATTGCTACAGTATTTACATATGTATCTATGGCAGTTGGAGTTAAAGGATTCCTTCAAGCAAGACAGATGCTCAACAAGGGGCAAGATATACTGGCGAATAAAACCTCTATGGGTGGAAAAATACCAGTCATCTACGGAACAAGAAGGGTGGGAGCGCAAATTATTTACATGGATGTTAATGACAACGATTCTAGAGATATGTATGTTGTTTATGCTTTGTCAGTTGGCGAGTGCGATGAGATTTTGGGCAGAACAATTGAGCTTGATGGCAACCCATTAACTGATTCTCAAAGATTTAGAGATGGTGGTTATATTGGATCAGATAAAATATCTTCTGGCTCAGGATCATTAAATACAGTCTCTCAAAATGGAACAGATAGTCTAAATCTTGCTGGTGGTACTTTTGGAACTGATCCTACTGCTAAATATAGATATGTTATGAATCTACATCATGGGGCTGCATCACAAACAGCAGACCCCATGCTTGTTGCATCTATGCCCAACTGGACTTCATCACATAGACTAGATGGAATTTGCTACATAGCTGCTCACTATGGTTATGATAAAGAAGGAATGTGGAAAGGAGTGCCACAGTTAACAGTACAAGTTAGAGGAAAAAAAGTTTTTGATCCAAGAGACACAAATCAAACATTTGGAACTGTATCTACCTATGAGCACTCAGATAATCCAGCCTTATGTTTTCTTGATTTTATAACCAATGATGAGTATGGAAAAGGTTTAACTCAATCACAAATTAATATGTCTACTTTTAGCTCTGCTGCTAATGTTTGTGATACTTTGGTTGATCAGCCCTATTTTAATGGCTCTGCACAAAGCGTTACATGGGAAGGAACATCTGGAGATGATTTTATTAATATCACTGGAACTGGTGCTAATTCTATTTGGTGGCAGAATAAAATCGGTGAGTTAATAGATTTAGAGGATGGCTCTGGTAATCTTGTTTTAGATGGTGAAGAAATAAAAGATATACAAAGAACACAATTTTATGATGCCAATGAAGCATACTCTGTTTATTTTAATAATACTCTTGGCTCTACTTACTCTTCTCAAAGTGGCACATCTTTACTAAAGGTCAAAAGATTTCATTGCAATGGTTACTTAGATGCTAATAAGAATGTTATGGATAATGCTAAAGAGTTGCTTGCTAATATGCGAGGTATCTTTCTTTACATAGATGGTAAGTATGAGCTCTCAATAGAAGATACAGGTTCATCTAGTTTTAGTATTACCGATGATCACATTATTTCTGATTCTGGTATATCAGTTGATTATGGCAATAAAGACAAGAAGGCAAATAAAGTTATTGTTGAATTTTTTAACGCCAACAAGAAGTATGAACTAGACACAGCCACAGTTTTACATGATGCATCGCCTAACTACACTTCTGATGATGGTGGCGAGGTCTTAGAGGTTAAGGCAGAGTTCCCTTATGTTTCTGATCCTTACATTGCCTATAACATGGCAAAGGCTATTTTAACCAGAAGTAGGAATCAGACCACAATGCAGTTCTTGGGCACTCCTGAGATGTATAAACTGAACGTGGGAGACATCGTTGATCTTACCTATGCAGGACTAGGTTTTAATGGAAAGGTATGCAGGGTGGAAGCCTTAGAGCTTCAGTCAAATGGTTTAGTTGCAGTTAGCCTAATAGAATACTTTGATGTTTATACATGGGAAGTGCCACCACAAGAGCCAGTAGAAGAGCTATCTAATTTGCCCTCAGCTTTTGCTGTAAAAGCACCAACAGGATTATCTTTTACAGATAGCAGTTCTAGCTCAACAGATAGACCTTTTTTATCTTGGAATGAACCAACAGACTTTCCAGATCATCAATATAGAGTCAATGTAGTAGACAGCTCAAGCAACGAGCTTACAAATAAAATTGTTGATACTGAGTTCTGTGATCTTAACTTTTTACCTGTTGGCTCTAATTATGTTGCTAGTGTTAGCTCAATCAACACCCTAAATGTTGAGTCAGACCCAGCCACATTAACCTTTAGCGTTGCCACAGCACCTGTAGACACTGCTGATGTTAAAGATGATGCCATTACTTTATCTAAAGCAGCATCAGATTTAGTTGCTGCTATTGATGCAGGTGGAGCTGGTTCAACACAATTAATAAAAGCAACATCAGCACCATCAACAAGGGATGATGGCAATTCATTGCAAACCCAAGATTTGTGGGCAGATACCGATGACAACAATCAGATTTATGTAAGAAATGCATCTAACAATGGCTGGGTAAAAGCTAGAGACTCTTCTTTAGTTAGTTTGTATAACTCACTAAGCTCAACTGTTTCTACAAATAGTTCTAACATTTCAACAGCTCAAGGAGATATAGTTACTCTAACAACTGATACCTCAGCCAATGCAAGTGCTATTACAAGTCTTACATCAACAGTTAATAGCAACACATCAGCAATAAGCACTGAGCAAACAACCAGAGCAAATGCAGATAGTGCTTTGGCTGCTGATATAACATCTTTGACCTCTACAGTAGGTGGTAACACATCTTCTATTACAACAAACGCTACAGCCATATCAACATTAGATGGTAATGCTTCTGCTGGCTATGTGTTAAAACTTAATGCAAATGGCAAAGTAGCTCAGATGGTTTTGGGCAGTAATGCATCTTCTGGCTCAGGAGCAACAAGTATTGTTTCTTTTTTAGCTGATACATTTAAAATTGACAATGATGCAGGATCAAGTGTATCTCCTTTTATTGTAAGTGGTGGCTCAGTCTTTATTGATAATGCAAGAATCACTAATTTATCTGGAACTAAAATTGATGTTGATACTTTAAATGTAAAACAGTTTGCAAATACTAGTTCAAAAATTATCAGCCATCTAACAGCAGGAACAAAATTTGATCTTGGTCGAGATGGTCAAGCTTATGTACAAAGAACAGGAACTTACACAGGAAGCAATGCTTCTTTTGTACCAGTAACAATTACCGATGTTAGAAATAATGCAGGATATGTGGCAATCTTCTCAGGGGTTTTGGGTGATGTTAGTGGTGGCAGAGTGCAATACTCTTTAAATAATTCCACATGGGTCAATGCAAATGGAAATACCAATATTTATTGGAACGCTGGAACTTACAGGGGTTATACCTATGTTTACACAGGTCAAATAACAACCTTGAGCACATCACAATCTACTGTTTATTGGCGAGTATATTTCTCAGGTGGCTACAATCATACTCAATTATCTTTAAACGTAATGATGGATAACACACGATAATGAATACTTTTACTGTTTATGGTTTAGCAACTGGCGAGATAGATCACTCAACAACAACTGTTGCAGAGATTAATGAAGTTGGTTTGCAAGAAGGTCAAGGAATTATAGAAGGCTCTTATCAAGCAAATGAATACATTGTTGTTAATGGTGAAGCAGTTGCAAGAACAGACAACATATTAGAAATACTGAGATTAAAAAGAGATGCTTTATTAACTGAATCTGATTGGACTCAAGTTAACGACAGCCCTTTGTCAGATACAAAAAAAGAAGAATGGTCTACATATAGACAAGAATTAAGAGACTTACCATCTTCTTATCAATCAACTACAAATTTTGATGATGTAGTGTTTCCAACTCAACCAGATTAAATATACAATAGGACAGAGGTAAATTAATGGCACAACACGATTACAACCTAGCCAATCAAAGTGGAGCTGACTTCAGAGCTGATTTAAACAATGCTCTTGCAGCTATAGCCACAGTTAATTCAGGGGCTACCGAGCCTTCAACTACTTTTGCCCATCAGTTGTGGGTAGATACAGCAAACAACGTATTAAAAATAAGAAATGCTGCTAATAATGACTGGATTACTTTTGGCGTAAGCATTAGCTCATCCAATGTGCTTACAGGTAATTTAACAGGCGATGTAACAGGTAATGTAACTGGCAATGTTACAGGTAATGTTACTGGAGACCTAACAGGTAATGCTGACACAGCAACTACATTAGAAACAGCAAGAACCATATCTCTATCAGGAGATGTTGTTGGTTCAGTTTCTTTTGATGGTAGTGCTAATGTAGATATATCTACAGTTGTTCAAATTAACTCTATTACTCTTGGAACTGACACCACTGGCGATTATGTTGAGAGCATATCTGGTGGCACTGGCGTAACAATTACAGGTGGAACAGGCGAAAGCTCAACACCAGTTGTTGCTATTGGTCAGGCTGTTGCTGTAACAAGTGATGTTACTTTTAACACCATTACAGCAAGTAATGAGTTTATAGGTGATTTAGAGGGTGGTATTAGGTTTAACGCTAAAGCTGATGGTGCTTTATCTGCTGGAGATGTGGTTTATATATCTGGAGTTTCTGGAGATGTGCCAACAGTAGCTCAAGCAAAAGCTGATGATGCATCTAAGATGCCTGCTTTTGGATTGGCTTTATCTAATGCAAATGATAATGCTGCTTTGCAGGTTGTAACTTTTGGAACAATAGAGAATTTAGATACTTCTGGAGTTTCAGAGGGTCAGATTCTATATGTATCTACAACAGCAGGAGCTTATACAACAACAGCACCAACAGGCGAAAGCTCACAAATACAAAACATAGGTAAGGTTATTAGAAGCCATGCTTCTGCTGGATCAATTAAAGTAGGTGGTGCTGGCAGATCAAATGCAACACCTAACCTAGACAATGGCAAAATATTTATAGGCAATGGCTCTAACCAATCAACAACATCAACATTAGATACTTCTATTGTTCCAGAGAACACTAACCTCTACTGGACTACAGCTAGGGGCGAATCTATGTTTGATACTAGATTGGCTACCAAAGACACTGGAGATTTAGCAGAGGGCTCTAATCTTTATTACACCACTGCAAGAGTTAATTCAGATTTTGATACTAGACTTGCAACAAAAGACACTGGTGATTTGGCAGAAGGCTCAAATCTTTACTATACAACTGCAAGGGTTAATTCTGATTTTGACACTAGATTAGCCACAAAAGACACAGATGATTTAACCGAAGGTACTACTAATTTATATTACACATCAGGTAGAGCAAATACAGATTTTGATACTAGACTTGCAACCAAGTCTACAACTAATTTAGCAGAAGGAACTAATCTTTATTACACAGATGCTAGATTTGATACAAGACTTGCTACTAAAGATACTGATGATTTAACAGAAGGCTCTAACCTTTACTATACACAAGCTAGATTTGATTCTGCTTTTGGCAATAAGACAACCAACGATTTAACTGAAAACACTAATTTATATTACACAGATGCAAGGGCTAACTCTGCTATTGATTCGAGAGTTACAAAAACATTTGTAGATAATTTAGGAGTTATAGCTGGTAGCGTACAAGCTGACAGCGTTGCTTTAGGCACAGATACTACAGGCAATTATATTCAAACAATTACAGGAACTGCTAACAAGATTACAGTTACAGGCTCAGGCAGTGAATCTGCTGATGTGACTTTAACTTTGCCAGATGATGTGCAAATAGCAGATAGCTTAACAGTGGCAGGAAATTTAACTGTTAATGGAACGCTAACCTCATTAGATACTACAAATTTAGATATAGAAGATAATCTGTTCCAGCTTAATGCAGGACTAACAGGCAGCCCAGTAAATGATTCTGGTATGTTGATTAACAGGGGTAATCAAGATAATGGCATCTTTATGTGGGATGAGTCAGCAGACAAATTTACACTAGGTCTTACTACAGCCGATGGCAGTGCAACAGGAAATATTACACTTAACTCACTTGGTACTTTAGTTGCTAATATTGAAGGTAATGTTACGGGCAATGTAACTGGTACAGTTTCAAGCCTATCTAATCATGATACTGCTGATTTAACTGAAGGAGCTAATCTTTATTACACAGATGCAAGAGCAGATGCTAGAGTTAATCTACAAACTGGGGCAAATTTAGATTTAAGCTCTAAATCCACATCTGACTTATCAGAAGGCACTAATGAATATTTCACTACAGCCAGAGCAAGAAGTTCTATCTCTGCATCTGGTGATATTGCTTATAACAGCTCAACAGGTGTTATTAGCTTTACAGCATCAGCAGCACCAGTAACCAGCGTTAATACACAAACTGGAGCTGTGGTTTTAGATACTGATGATATTGCAGAAGGTTTAAGCAATTTATATTACACAAGTGCAAGATTTGACTCTGCTTTTTCTGGTAAATCTACAACTAATTTATCAGAGGGAACTAACCTCTATTACACAGATGCAAGAGCAGATGCCAGAGTTAATTTGCAAACTGGTTCTAATTTAGACCTAAGCTCTAAATCAACCAGCGATTTAACTGAAGGCACTAATCTTTATTACACTGATGCTAGATTCGATACTAGACTAGCAACCAAAGACACAGATGATGTCTCAGAAGGTTCAAGCAATCTTTATTACACAGATGCTAGAAGCAGAGCTGCTGTTAGCGTATCAGGAGATTTAGCTTACAATTCTGGAACTGGTGTATTTTCCTTTACCGAGAGAACTGATGCAGAAGTACAAGCATTAATAACTGCTGGCACTGGTGTTACAGTTAGCAGTGGTCAGGTTTCTATTGGTCAATCAGTAGCCACATCAGCAAGCCCTACATTTGCCAACATGACATTAAATGGCACAGGATCAATTAAAGTTCCAAGTGGCACTACAGCACAAAGAGATGGCTCACCTGCAAATGGAATGTTCAGATACAACTCTGAAGATGCACAATTTGAAGGTTATGCTGATGGTGCTTGGGGTGCTATTGCAGGTTCAGGTGGTGGTGCTTCAGCAATGGAGACCAGCAACTTTACAGGCGATGGTTCTACAACTGCATTTACATTAAGCTCAAGCGTTTCCGATGAAGATAATTTATTAGCTTTTATAGAAGGTGTTTACCAAAACAAAGCTGATTATGTTGCTTCAGGAACTACCATAACTTTTGATACAGCTCCTGCTAATGGCAGAAACATTGTTGTACATCATGTTAAATCTAATATTAGTGGCAGTAACGTCATACTTAATTCATTTACAGGCGATGGTTCAGATACTGCCTTTACACTATCAACAGCACCACAATCAGAGAATAACACTCAGGTGCACTTAAATGGTGTTTATCAAAACAAATCAACTTATACAGTTTCTGGAACAACTTTAACTTTTGATGCAGCCCCTGCTAATGGTGTTGCTATTGAAGTTATTATGTTTACTCAAACACAAATAAATGAGGTTGGTGATGGAACAGTTACAACCGCCAAATTGGCAGACGATGCAGTTACCTCAGCTAAGATTGCAGACAATCCTGCTTTTAGTGGCAATGAATCTATAACAGTTCCTTCAGGAACTACAGCACAGAGACCATCTTCAGCAGCAAATGGCATGGTTCGTTACAATACAACAGATAACAAGCTAGAGTCTTATGTAAATGGTGGTTGGATTGATTTAGGGACTCGGTTTGTAGCTGCTGGCGGAACAGAAGTAAGCTCTGGAGGATATAAATATCATACTTTTACAACTTCAGGTACTTTTTCTGTTTCCGCAGGAGAAACAACTGTTGAATATTTAATTGTTGCTGGTGGAGGTGGAGGGGGCTCTCGTCATGGTGGCGGTGGTGGAGCTGGTGGCTATCAAACTGGATCAGCTATTGCAACTGCTGGAAGTTACACAGTTACAGTTGGAGCTGGTGGAGCTGGTGGCGTTAAAGATACAACAGCTTCAGGCGATGGTGGTGATTCTTCTGTGTTTAGCGTTACTTCAGCAGGCGGTGGAGGTGGTGGTGCTTTTAGCATAAGACAAGCAGCAAACTCAGGTGGCTCAGGTGGTGGGGCTGCAAATATAGGAGGAGGAACAACATCAGGTGCTTCAGGTACAACAGGTCAGGGCAATGATGGTGGTGATGTAACAAGTGGGGGTGCAGATTGGGCAGGTGCTGGTGGCGGTGGAGCTACAGCAGCAGGCGGAGGTTCTACAGGGGGAACAGGAGTATCAGGTGGTGATGGTGGAACAGGATCAAATTCTGTAGCTACTTGGGCAACCGCAACATCAACAGGAGATAGTGGATATTACGCTGGCGGTGGTGGCGGTGGTGGATCACACACCAATGGGAGTGGTGGTTCAGGCGGTTCAGGTGGTGGCAGTGATGGAACTGCTTTATTAGATGGAGATGCATCAAATGCTACTGTTAATACTGGCGGTGGTGGTGGTGGCTCTCGTGATGATGATGGTGGTAATGGTGGTTCAGGAATAGTAATTTTGAGGTATGCGGAGTAATCATGGCACATTTTGCAAAAGTTTTAGATGGTAAAGTTATAGATATAATTGTGGCTGAGAGAGAGTTTTTTGATACTTTTGTTGATAATTCAGCAGGCACATGGATTCAAACTAGCTATAACACACACAAAGGGGAACACAGATTAGGTGGCACACCTTTAAGAAAAAACTATGCAGCTATAGGATATGTATATGATAAATCTAGGGATGCCTTTTATGCACCTAAGCCTTTTGAGTCTTGGATATTAAATGAAGATACTTGCCTATGGGAAGCACCAGTAGCATATCCTGATGATGGGAATATGTATAATTGGAATGAAACAGACCAACAATGGGATGAAATTAATTAGAGGAATAAAAAAATGGCAAACACAAAAGTAACACAAGAACTCATAGCAGATGATGCTATAGGTAGCGATCAGCTTGCTAGCAGCGTATCAGTTGCTGGTTCAGCTAGGATTGCACAGGTAGCAATCACCTCGAGCTCTAATGCAGTAGCTTGGGATTCTGTGAGTGCTGCAAATGCATATCACGTTACCACAGAAAATACGACTTTCTCAGCACCAAGTAATGCTGTAGAAGGTGCAATCATTTCTGTCGAGATAGCACAAGGTGCTACACCTTACACAATAGCTTGGAACACAGTCTTTGAATTTGCAGCTTCAACAGCACCCACTGTAACTGCTACAGCTAACAAGACTGATATCTTTAGTTTTAGATACAATGGATCAGTCTGGCAGGAAATTGGCAGAGTTCAAAACATGGCACAAACCTAATATGGAAACGCTACAGCGTACAGCAAACAGAGGAAGCATATCGACTGGGTATGATATTGATAATTCTTTAAAGTTTGAAGCTGATAATTCACAGTATATTGATGATAGACATTATACTGCTGGAAATAGACAAAAACTCACAATAAGTTTTTGGTTTAAAAGAACTGAGTTAGGTCAAGCGCAAATGCCTTTTGAACAATCATCACTACAAGCAAGAATATATTTAAGACCCACTGATGATTTATACATAACAGCTTTTGAGAGTGGTGGTTGGACAATAATAACTAATCGTTTATTTAGAGATTCTTCGGCTTGGTATCATTGTGTTTTTCAATTAGATACAACTCAATCTACAGCAGCAGACAGGATGAAGCTTTGGATAAATGGTCAACAAGAAACATCTTTTTCTTCTGCATCTTATCCAACACAAAACGCTGATACTTACTTTAATACAAATCAATCTGCTAAAGTTGGGGGTGGTGGTGCAGGTTTGTATTTTTCAGGATATATGTCTGAGTTCTTTTTTATAGATGACCAAGCATTACAGGCTTCAGACTTTGGTGAGTACGATTCTGATAGTGGTATTTGGATTCCAAAAGAATATGATGGAACATTTGGTGGGCAAAGCTATTACTTAGAGTTTAAAAATGCTTCAAATTTAGCTGACAGGTCAGATGGACTAAGTAATGGTGTTAATCTTTCTGTTCAAAACATCACATCAGCCGACCAATCGACTGACACGCCTACCAACAGCTTTTGTACATTCAACCCAACCTTTAGTTGGATTTATAATGGCAATGATGCAGCTTCAACAATTCTAAATGGTGCAACCACCGCCGATAATGTAAGTGGCACTACTTGGAAAGGTGCAGTTGGCACTATGGCTGTTAATAAAGGTAAGTGGTATTGGGAATGGGAAAATAATGGTGGTGCTTTTGGTCATCGTACACATGGAATTTTAACAACAGAATTTAGTGTTAGGTCAACCTATCAATCTGATGATTACTCAAATCAACTATATTTTAGAGATGGATCAAATCCTAGAATTATTAATTTAGTAGATGCATCTGTAACTACACTTCATAATATGACAGCTTATACTTCTAACAATGCTGATGTATTTGGAATAGCATTAAACATGGACGATGAAGAAGCAACCTTTTACCGAAATGGTACTGCTATAACAATAGCTGGAACAAGTACTACAACCATTGATATTTCTTCTGTAGACGGAGTTACAAAATATGTTTATCCACTTTATAGTTGCTATGGTTCTACAGAAGCACATTACAACTTTGGCGGTTATACAGAAATGTCAATCTCAAGTGCAGCTTCTGATTCCAATAATTTTGGAACTTTTGAATACGCACCCCCATCAGGCTACTACGCCTTATGCACTAAAAACTTAGCGGAGTACGGATAAAATGGCTTATACAAATATAGACGATCCAAGTGCAAATTTTCAGACTGCTTTATATACTGGTAATAATACTGCAAACCATGCTATAACCAACGATGGTAATAGTGATTTACAACCTGATTTGCTTTGGATAAAATCAAGGGATGCAACTCATAGTCATTGGCTTGTAGATTCTAATAGAGGAGTTACTAAAGGCTTTTTTGTAGAAACATCTGATGCTGAAAGAACCTCACTTGCAACAAGAGATGTAGCATCATTTGACACTGATGGATTTACAGTTGGAGTTCCTTATCAGTCTAGCTCTACCAATTCAAACGCAAGTACAAAAGTAGCATGGCAGTGGAAAGCCAATGGTGGTACGACTAGCTCTAATACGGATGGCTCAGTAACTTCTACAGTTCAAGCAAATACAACAGCAGGATTTAGTATAGTTACTTATTCATCAGATAATACATCCTCAGAAACAATAGGGCATGGGCTAGGAGCTGAACCACAGGTTGTTTTGGTAAAAAGAAGGAATAGTGCTAATAGAGATTGGTCTATGTATCACAAAAGTTTGGGCAATACACAATATATACAATTAAATGAAAACTTTGCAGCAGTCACTAGCAGTGCTTGGTGGAACGATACATCTCCTACTTCTTCTGTTTTTAGTATTGGAACGGGAAATAATAGCAGGGTAAATTCAAGTTCTCAAATAGCTTACTGCTTTGCAGAAAAACAAGGCTACAGTAAGTTTGGCAAGTATGTCGGTAATGGAAGTACAAATGGTGCGTTTGTCTATACTGGATTTAAACCTGCTTTTGTGATGATTAAAAATGCAAGTGCAACTACAAATTGGTATATGTGGGATAACAAAAGGAATACATACAATGTTGTCAACAACGGATTAAATCCGAATACAAGCAATGCAACACAGGGAACATCTTATGACTCATTAGATTTTTTATCTAATGGCTTCAAAATACGAGACTATGCAGATGGAACATGGAACGGAAGCGGAAATACAATCATCTATATGGCATTTGCAGAAAATCCATTCACAACATCAACAGGTATACCAACAACAGCAAGATAATATATAATAGGAATTAATATGTGGGCATTAGTAGAAAACAATCAAGTAACTCAGGTTTATACCAGAC